TGTATATACTTATTTAAAATTGATTAAATAGATAATTCGTATTTAGATACGATATCGCTTGGAAGTAAATTTTCGGGTTGTTTAGATGAAATTAAAACATCAGAATCACCTTTTTGATTTACTTCAATTTCATTCTTTTGTTTTGCTACTTCATTAACTACTAATTCATTCAATTCAGTAACATTTAATTCATTAATTAAGGATTGCGTAGTTTCAGCATTCATAACTTCATCAGGAAGCAATTTAGAGTATTTTTCGTTAATCTCTTTTACTTTAGCTTCTTTTTCAGCAGTTTCTACTTGTTCTTTGTACTTACTTAATTCGTCAATAGATGAATTAAGTTCTGTAACTTTTACCTCTAATTCTTTTTTTGTAGATTCTTGAGAAACGATTGTCTCACTTAGTTCTTTAACTTTCTTCTCTAAGTCATCAACTTTAATTATGAATTCAGCAATCTCAGCTTCTTTAGTTGATAACTCAGCTTGTAGCTCTTCGTTATTCATATTTGACTTTACCTCCTCTTGTAATTTTGTAATTTCATTATTTAGCTCAATTACTTGGGATTGTAGGTCATCCAAACTTACACCATCAGGAATAAATCCAATTGAACCTTTAATCCATTTGTCTTGAGATGAAATTACGACTTGATCATTCGTAATTGAATATGGAATTTTCCATAATTCCGTATAATCTCTTTCGCTTTCACAAATTACATATCCAACGTAAACATCCCTAATGTAGTAATTATATTGACGACTATTATTTTGTGGATTTAGAGGATTTAAGATGTTGTATATCTGTGTTGATACATTGGATAGTTTTAGGGCACTTACTTCTATTCCATGATAATTAATATCAATACCTTTATTAAAAACTTCAGGCACAATAACGCCTCCTTCCTTGTCATTATTAATTTCTAAATCATGTTTAATGGCTTGTGCAATCTCCTTATCAGAAATACTCATTACTCCAGCATCGTTATCCGCAGGTGATGTTGATTGACCAAGTAAACAATTGGATAAGTAAGTAAAGTCAATCCCATATCTATATTCTTGAGAAGCTTCGTCATTGTATTTATGTACCTCAACTTCAACAGAAGATGTACAAATACCAACTTTGAAATTTCGCTCAATTACTTCTAATATTTTTGGGTATTTATATGACCATAATGTAGCTTTCGCAAATAATGCTTCAGTGTCATCATCTTCACTAATTTTCTCAATCCAAACATCAGTAATAGTTCCTATTGGAATAGTATTTAATTCAATAATTTTACCTGTTTTATTATCCACAACATGCTCGTGACCACCTAAATCATCAATGTTGTCTTTATATTTGCAGACGATAGGTTTATTGATTAATGATTTCATAGCAGTCTCAGTATATTCTTTTAGGAAATCTAAACCGTTCTCATTTACACTATTGACTTTATGAACAAGCATAATAATTTCTTTTGCAGTTGTATCAGTTTTTGCTTGTGAGATTTCGATAATATTTGTACTTAATACTTGTACATTTTTCACTTAATAATTCTCACCTCCTTTTAAAGAGTGAACTATTTATTATTAATTATCTATCTTTATTTTTATATATTTTTCAAGATAAATATCTTCATTTTGTGTTGTATTCACAGTACCTAATTCAATGAACTCTTGTTTAATTTTTGAAGATATTTCTTTAGTTTTCTCTTTATTGGTTAAATTGGGGGAGTAACCTTTCATTTTATCACTTCCTTTATGTTGTGGAAGGTCTTGGATTGCTGTTTCCATTTGAAGATTTTGATTTAATAGTACTCTCATTTGTTGGATTATCATCTGGAGGTCTACCATTTGCGTTTCCACTTTGCGTATAAGCATTTGACGGTGGGTACATGAATTGTTCAGTTTTCAATATCTTACGTTCATACTCAGCTTGGCCAATGACATTTTCATATGGCAATCCTGTAAGTGACTCTAACCAAAATTTAGATATGCCAGTTTGCAAATATAATTCCTTATATTTATCAACATGCTTATCTTTATCAAAAATAGTTGTTCTTGAGAAAATAAATTGACATGACACATTATTAGGTAATATTTGATTGATGTATCGATTGATAATGATTTCAAATTTCTCTAAAACAGTGTATATGTATTGGTAGAACTTTTGACCATTTAATGTTGCTGCACTATAATTCCCACTCGATCCTCCGCCCCAAATAACAGCAGGACTCAGACCTAAATTAGCGTAAATATCATTTTCAATTTTTTCATAAAGTTCTTTTTTAAAAAGTTCAGTATCAACTTTCAATGTATCGAGCTTAAAGAAGTGGGGTAGGGCTATAGTTCCTGTTCCAGAAGTGTCATCTTGATTAGATAAACTTCCACCATTTTTTTTTTGAAACAATTTACTTACTTCTTTAAAATAAGCCGTAATAACTTCCTTTGGAACTGGTTTTTCCCCATTTTTATCTAAGTGACCTGCTGAAAGAATAACAATTGTTTTTAACAATCTATCTGCAACAGATCGTTCTACTCTATCTATGATCTCTTTCTGTAATAACGAAGACCATGCTCCCAAAGTTAAAGGTAGACCAAATGGAACATTTCGATTTGCATCAATGTTAATAACATCAGCATTCTTTAACTCAATGTATTGATAATCTTTACCTTTCTTTTTATAAAGATTATATTTTTCAAGTGTTATTTCTTCAGGTAACGACTCAATGACTGTTAATTTGTCATTCACTGTTTTATGTTTATTAATAGAGCTTAAATCATATTCAACAATCCATCTTCCATTGCGTTGTTTGTTAATACGTAAATCATCTAAATCTAAGAATTGTATGTATTTTTTATTTCTAAAGCAAGATACTACAGTTCCCATTTCCCCAACTTCAAACAATCCATCTCTTACAAAAGTTCTAATATCAATCTGTTTAAGAAAATCATTTACTCTTCGTTCGTACTTTTTAATTTTCTTTTCATCATCAACATCTGACCAAGAAATAATGTAATCTAAAGAGGGAAGTGATTTAAATGTCCTTAACACTTCTTTTATTATTCCATGCTTATTAGTTAGGTACTTAGAGGATTTTTGAATTTGTGATATGTTGGAATAAGGGTTTTGCAAGTATTTATACAGGTCTGACAGTTTTAAATCGTATAATGATGAACCAGAGCCATATTGAGTTATATAATCAGTTAATCCTGCAACTTCAATCCATTCTTTGTAATCATGATCTTCAACCATTTTCAATTATCCTCCTTTCTTTATGTATTTATTAATTTAGAATCCTGATTGCATGAAGAATAAATAGTCATCAATAGAGGAATTTACATTATTCTTATTATCCATCTCCAATTCTTTTATGTAATACAAGGCATATCCCAAACTTGTAACTCGATCTCGTTTAGTAGCTTTAGCAATTCGATTATATAAAATATTGCCATGTCCACTTATTTCTTGCTTAATATTACTCAGTTCTTGCACTAATAAGTCAGAATTAACATGTATCAAGAACTCCTCATTAGAAATTTTACCTTGTTTATTGTCGGCATCAACTTCAGCAGAGCTTATTGGTAGCCTCAGACTTTTATCTTCAAAGCATGTTTTCATATATGTATACATTGTATTATTTAATTGATTGGTTGCTGCTATTTCTCTAATTAAAGGATTGGCATTCTTGATATTAGAATACTTACTATTTCCATCATCGGGAATTAGAGGAGGGTATTCAACCATTTCACCATTAGCATTTGGATGCTCCCATGA